ACCTGTAGGTGAATGGTTTGACGTTGAAATGCATTACGTCTGGACGACGGGCGGGTCTAGCTCATGCGGCGAGGGTGCCACCGTCTCCCTGTGGGTCAATGGGGAGCTTGCGCTGGAGCAATCTGGCGTGGTCACTCGAGGCGACGGCCATGACTCCGTGGAGACCTATCAGAAGTTTTACGGGTCCGCGAACGGCGGCCCGACGTGGACGCCCACCCCTTCCGTGAAGTACATGCGCAATGTGCGTATGGCGGACGGGCGCATCTGGCGCTAGCGTTTCCGTAGCCTGGGTGTGGGCCTACCGGCCCGTAGCTTGGCCGTGAACCTGTCGGCCAGCTCCCGGAACCGTAGGGCTGCATCCCGGTCGTCCTCGATGGACTTCGGGGTCGGGACCTTGGGCGGAGGCAGTAGGCGTTTGCGCTTGACCACGCCCCAATGGTACCAAGGCGCCATGACCCAGGAAGCGCTCATTGCGGCCTACTCGGAACATGCAGCGGAGTACCGTCTCGAGGTTCAGATGGGCTGGGACAGGCTCAAGTTCTTCTTGACCTTGAACGTGGCCCTATTGGCTGCCCTGTCCGGGTGGGGTGGACGTGGTATTGTAGCCGCTACAGGCTATGCAGCCGGCGCATTGGCGTCCTTGCTCGGGGCTCACGTGGTCCTGAAAACGCACCAGTACTACCGAAACGCCAGGGACGCGTTCAAGGCGATTGAGCGTGAGCTGGGCCTGGCGTCGTTCGGTATGGCCACGACCCCCGGCATGATGGGGGCTCCGTGGCTTCACTCCCTCCGGATCACTACGGCCGGGGTCATCGTCCTGGTTGCGTTTGTAGCGTTTGATATCGGGCTGGCAGTACTGGCTCTAATGTAGGTGTAGTGGAAATGGCCGAAAGCCCATTGAGACTACACCCCCACCTGACTAGACTGGGCACAGGGTCCGTTCGGCTTGACTCGGTCCCCACCGGATACACGTTCACTCACGTGGCCTTACCAACCACCATTCACAAGGACATTTCGCATGACAAACTCGTCAATTATCCCGTCCGCGCTCATCGGCGCATCCCACCTTGGCCGTTATGTATTTCGTCCCGATGGCCCTAAAGGGATCGCTTTCACCCTCAGTATGTATGACACGGCGATCCCCACCGGGGACGGGGGGACCTGGGTGGGGTACCGTCTCTATCAAAGAGCCCCGGATGGGGACAGGAAGGGGACCGTAATCTTCGAGGCTCGGACCTGCCCCCCGACCCCGACCAAGGACCCGGCCGACTTGGCCAAGTTGATTCTGGACAATCTGGCCGTGGGTCCCGGGGACATCTCGCCGGACCCGACCGAGAGCTACACCCCGGAACAGCTCGAGTGGGCCACGAAGTGGGGCGCCAAGCTCCGTAAGACGGCCTCCGAAAAGTTCGGGTGGCAGGAGCATGACCTCAAAAAGCTCAGGGCCGACCTGGACATCGTCTACCACCGGCGGGAGGACGCCAAGGCGCACAACCGTCACCAACTAAAGACGGGGGTGATCAGCGTTTCAGCCCGGACGAAAAGGGAAGCAGTGGCCGAGCTCCGGGGAGCCGTAGCTAACCACATCGCCTCCATCCCCCAATTTCGGGCTGGCGATAACTCTGGCCAGGTCTACTGCCTGTACCCCCATGGGGCAGAGCAAGTGATCCAGGTCCTGAGACCTAAGCATCCGGATGCCCTACTTGGGGACGCGATGAGGTTCAGGACCAAGGACCTGGAGGAGGCCCGTCGAACCTTCGAGGTGATCACCAAGGGCCTGGAGGCTCCAGCCGACGCTAAGACCAAGTTCGTGCCAGTGATCACTGAACAGACGATCACTGCTCCCGTCACTCCCGGGCCCACGTTCTCCGGCAATGCCAAACCCGGAAAGCCGGAAGGAATGGGATTACCTGGCAGGTTCGACCACCCGATCCCCAAGAGTCGGGTGCGGGGACTCCCCGGGGGTATCCTCCAGAGCCCCTGAGAGGGCCGCGATCTGTGGGTGGTAGGTAGGTAGCCTGTTTCTGTTCGCGGGGCTCCTGGGGGCGGCCAGGGGCCTTAGCGGACCTGTTCGGGGTGGGGTGTCGGTTGGGGGTGGGGACCGTATCGCCCCGTGTGAGGACCGTTTTACCCCCTAATTGTGAGGCCGGGGGCCAAAATCTGTCAGCAAACGCCCTACCACAATTCCATGATTTCAATGACTTAGCTAGGCATGCTGACAGAGCTGACAGATTTTCCCTTGTGGTCTCTTATATTTTTTTGGCTCCTCCCCCCCCCCTGGTAGGCTTTTTGTAATGCGATCGGCTTACCACGGGGGGAGGGGGGAGCTAATTTTCTTAAGGATCAATTCCCAATTAATCTGTCAGTTCTGTCAGCAAACGACTTAAGTCTATAAAATCATTGAGAAATTCTGCTGACAGATATGCTGACAGATGGCGGATTTCCCTGTCAGCATCTGTCAGCACGCCGAGACGGATCGCCCCCGATCTGGGTCAAGATAAAATTAGACCTCCCGTAAGTGCTTGAAATCACAGCACTTACGGTCTCAGCCGCACCCCCATCATTCCCTACTAACCCCAGAAGTAGGTTGACGGTGACGGATGTGAGCGAGACAATAGAAAAAGCCCACGCACCTTTCTGACGGGTATGCGCGGGCTTGAAGGGACCGGAAACTTTGTCTACAGAGAACACCCTATCACAGGCACTGGCATACGCAAGGGATCGGGGCTGGAGAATTTTCCCTGTAAATTCAGCGGAAAAAGAGCCCCTGATCAAGAAGTGGCCTGAGAAAGCCACAACGGACCTTGAGCTCATTGCTTACTGGTTTCGTAAGTTCCCTGACGCCGGAATAGGTATCGCGACAGGGCCTAAATCCCAGCTTTGTGTAATCGATCTCGACGGCGAGCATGCCCTCGCCAGGCTCACAAAAGAGGGACGGTTACCACCGACGCTCACGGCCACGACAGGCCGGGAGGGCGGAAAACACCTGTATTTCTCGACACCTACCCCACTGACGGGGCACCTGGACTTTCTCGGCACCCCGGGCAACCCGTCCAAGATTGATATCAGGTGCCGGGGCAACTTTGTCATCGCCCCCCCGTCCGTCCATCAGAACGGTAAGGTGTACACGTGGGAGAACCCGGACCAGCCCATTGCCTCGCTCCCGGACTGGCTGGAGCTCCAGATTGAATTCTGGGTCAAGCCTAAGCCCAAACCCAAGCCCCCACCACCCACGCAACGGTCCACGCAACTCCCCCCCAAGTACGCTGAAGATGTTCAGGAATCTCAGCTACTTATCCTCCGTCACGCCCTGGACGGGACCAAGCACAAGCACCTATTGGCAGTGAGCATGCGCATTGCCGGCCTGGTCAAGGCCGGGTGGTCGGACGAGGCCACCCAAACGACGGCCATGCTCGAGGCCCTCCTTGAGAATCCATGCCCACCCAAGTCCTTGGAAGGCGCCCGTAAGACGATCGCCAGCGCCTTCCTCAAGGCCACCCCCGAACGGCCGCCGGACCCGTCCCTTACAGAGCGGGCTCTAGGCCTCCGGTTTGTCCAAGAGACCAAGGATATCAAGTACCTCCAGGACGCCAAGCACTGGTTCAGGTTCAATGGCGTGGTCTGGGACGAGTGGCCCGAACCTTGCCATGAAGTCGCTGACATGGTTGACCGCATGATTGACCAAGGCCCGCCAGAGCCTGAGACCGAGCCTGGGAAATACGAACGGTCCCTTAGACGGTTCCATTCCTATCGGGCCATGAATGCCGTGGTCAACGTGGTCCAACGGGCCGCGCCGGCCATCATCAAGCGCAAGCAAATGAACGCGGACCCGTTCCTGTTCAATTGCCAGAACGGTACCGTGGACCTCCGGACCGGCCAGCTCCACCCCCACAAGGCAGAGCACCTGTTGACCCTGGTCTCCCCATTCGATTACGAGCCCAAGGCCAAGCACGCGGCCTGGACCCAGGCCCTGGCAACCTACACGGGCGGGGACAAGGACTTGGCCAAGTACCTCCAGCGCCTGGTCGGCTCATGCCTGGTAAGGGAAGTCGCGGAGGAAAAGTTTTGGCTGTTCCGTGGCGACGGCGCCAACGGTAAGACGGCCTTTCTCGAGGCCGTCACGGGTGTCATGGGTCCGTATGCCAAACCAGCTACACCGTCATCCATAATCTCCCGTGCAAATGAGCAACACACGTCAGCCATCGGTGCTCTGTACGGTTGCGGGTTGGCCTACATAGAGGAGCTGGAACGTGGTGCAACCATGGACATGGACAAGGTCAAACGGTACTACACCGGACGGTCCCCGGTGAGCCTCCAGCTTGTCATGCAGGGGAACTTCGTGGATATCACCCCGTCCTGGAAACTGATCATTTCATCCAACCATGACCCCCACTTCCCGGACAGCAGCAGGGCCGCACGTCGCAGATTTACCGTGGTCCCCTTCGACCATGACATCCCCCACACGATTCTGAACTTTACCAAGCGCCTGCTCCAGGAGGAGGGCCCGGGTGTTCTCAGGTGGCTCATTGACGGTGCCCTCGAGTACGTCAGGCATGGTCTCGGGTCATGCAAGGCCGTGGACGAACGCACGGCCAAGTTCCACGCGGACCAGGACCCACTTGCGGATTTCATCGGCGAGTGTTGCATCATCAATCCTACGGTCTCCTCCCCCTTCCGAGATCTGTGGCTGGCCTACGTGGACTACTGCACCCAGGGCAAGGAGCACCCCATGCCCAAGAAGGCGATGGGGGCCATGCTCACAAACAGGGGCTTTCCGGAGGCCAGGTTCGGCCACGGTGGTCAACGGGGCCGCGCCGGTATAGCCCTCACAAAGGACCTCGCCAACCAGTACGCAAGTAGGATGATGAGCTCATGACCTACACCCCCATCGACTTGGCTATCTGGAACAAGTTCCTGGCCACGAGGACAGACGGGGACCACGTGACACCCGAGGAGGGCGCCCAGCTCATTGCTGACGTGAGGGGGGAGGCGGACGGGATGGAGTTGGCTGAGATCGTGCGTGAGCATGAGTCCACCATCATCAGCCTGACGTGCGATCTGGCGAACATGACCACGCGCGCTGAGAAAGCAGAGTGCCAACTGGCGAAGCTGGAGCTATTGCTAGCCAAGGTGCAGGTGGAGTATGAGGCCGTGGTGGCATCCATGGCCAAGTTGGAGAGGCATTTGTGACCACCCTCAAACCCTCTGACCTGGACAGGATAGCGAACTGGCCCCTGACCACCCAGAAGGACTATACAGCCCTCATGACCTACGTCCGCGGCCTCTGGTCAGGTGCGGGAAAGTGGGACCGAAATGCAGGCGTTTATGAACTTCATGCATCTGAGGAGGATGAGGACATCATAGACTCCCTCAAGGACAACGCCCTGTTCTGGGCTACGTGTTGGGAATCGTCAAACCGGCACGGCACACACGTTTTCAAAACGCCATGAAAGTGTACCTGACCAATGCTAACAATCCGAACGATCCATTTCTCGAAGCAGAGGGGACCATCAAAGAGATCCCCTCCCCGCACCTGTATCGCGTGGCGATCGGCGGACAGGATCCATGTGTTATGTTTGGCCGCCTTGTTGAGACGGAGCCACAGGTAACGGTCCTGGCCGTGGACCACGATGCCCTCGAGAAGTACGAGGGCTATACCATAGCCTCCACCCGGAAGGGTGACTGGCGCATCTGGCGCAAGAACATGGTACTAGCTGAAGTAGAGCACGAACGGGTGCGAACCCTATTACAGGCGCTCCACGCTATCCTTCCATGACCGCTAGCGAGCAAGCGGCCAACCTCCAGGAGCTCCTTACGTTCATTGCCGAACGCATCGGGGCCAGGGCCGTGGGGATGGCCGTTGTGATGAGAGACGGCACCACGGGCTTTCTCACCCTGGCTGCCCAGCCCACGGACCCGGCCTGGTTCGGGGCCTTGTCCGATGAGCTCTACAAGTGTGCCCTCCAGGCGGAGGCGGCCTGTAAGAGCGCGGAGAAAATCGTCCGCTCATGATCTCAGCAAGCGCCGTGACCCTGGCCTCCCGTTGCCTCCGGCGCGCTGCGTTCAAGTACGGCTCGGACGTGGTCCCGGCCCCTGAGCCAGAGAGTGAAGCAATCACCCTTGGTAAAGAGGGACATTCAATCCTTGAGGCGTACCAGGTGGAGGGCCGATCGCCCCCACCTGGTACCCTCGGGGACCTGTGCCGTCTGGGCCTCCGGTGGCTGCCCCACCCTAAGCAGGCCAATGCAGAGGGCTTGTTCAACGTCACGATCTCTGGGGTGCCGTACCTTGGATATATCGATCTCGAGGCCCCGGAGAGTAATATATTCCCCGGTATAACGGACCAGGGGTCCATCCCCGCCGTGGTGGACTACAAGTTCAGTAAGGACCCCGAGCGCTACGGCATAACGGCCCCCGAGGACTTCCTCAAGGACCCCCAGGCCCTCCTGTATGCGGCCTATTCCTTCGTGAAATACGGTACCAGCCGCGTGTTCATGAGGTGGCTCAAGTTCAGGACCCAGGGCGCCCCCAAGGTGTTCGCCGTGGACGCCGTCCTAACCCGCCAGGCCGTGACCAAGGCATTCGGCCAAGTAGTACACCCCCGCGCCAAGACATTGGTCGCCATTAGGGAGAAGAATACGGACCCTAATGAGTGGACGCCAAACTATGAGGCATGCCACGATTTCGGGCGGCCCTGTCCGTTCATGGCGAGCTGCAAACCAAGGAGTTACGACATGTCACTATTGGATGAAATGAGGAATCTCGTGGAGACCACGGCCCCGAACGGAGCCCAGGCCCCGGCCATCAACCCCCCGAGCATGATCGTGGAGCAGCAGGTCCCGCCCATGGACATGCCCATGCCGGCGCTCAAGGTCATTTTAGAGGAGCTAGGTGCCGCCCTCACTCGGGCTGCAAGTCGGGTGTAGCGTCCTGCTCAAGCTCATCGGCCAATTGGCGGAGTGCCCACGCAAGCACCTGGCGAGTCTTGGCCTGGTCCTTGGTTAGTATCTGTATGGCGGACCCATGCCCACGGTTCCCACCGATGACTAGGAGGACCACTCCGGTTGCATGGGTATGCTCCCGGATGGCTATGGCTAAATCTTCGTAGGGCTCAAGCTCCGACATTTGGACTTCCTATCCCAATTCGGCCCCCTGTCCAAGTCCCCGCGGGTCCGGCGCACCTTCGAATTTGACAGGATCCGGGACCTCCCCCGGCGGGTCTGGCAGGAGCACCCGGACATGGCCGAGATCCAAGCCCGCCTCCGCGCCTGGCTCCAGCACAACCCCACCCCGTGCGAGCCGACGTGTGAAGGGTGCCGGCTCACCGAGCTCCGGTCAGCCCAGGCCATGGCCCTCCTTGAGTGCGCGGACCACCGGGGCGGGTTCCTGCCCTTGCGTCCCGGGGCAGGGAAAACGGCCGTGTCTCTCCTCCTGCCAACGGTCATGCGCCGAGCCAAGGCGCTCCTCGTGGTCCCCGCTGCATTACGTAAGGACACCCTAGATCGCACTAGGGAACTGGCCCGCCATTGGCGCATCCTGCCAATGACGGTTCTGTCCTATGAGACCTTGGCCCACCCTAAGCATGCAAATGACCTCCAGGACATCATGCCGGACCTCATCATATGGGATGAGGCAGACCAGAGTGGCCCAGTCGCACGCAAGAGGACCCTCCGTTACCTAAAGGCCAATCCCACCACCCCATTCGTGGCCATGTCCGGGACCATGGCCAACCGGGCCATGCGTGAGTATGATTTTCCACTCCGGGCCGCCTTACGGGCCGGTGCCCCCCTCCCCAAGGACCTCCAGGAGCGTATTGAGTGGGGCTATGCATTGGACGCCAAGGTCCTCCCCGAGGCCCGAATGGACCCGGGTCCGTTCCTGGAGCTCCCCGGCGCCATAGGCCCCACGCCCCTGGACCAGGCCCGGGCCGCATGGCGCAAAAGGCTAACGGAAACCCCCGGGGTGGTCAGTACGGGGGAGTCTGTTCCGGGAATGCGGCTTGTTCTGCGTACCGTGGAACCACCCGTGCCCATCCAGATCAGGGATGCCATCCTGAAAATGCGTGAGACCTGGTGCACCCCCCTGGGGGACCCTTTCAACCTGGCCCTGGACATGTGGAGGCACGCCATGTCCTTGGGCCTGGGCCTGCTCAAGCGCTGGGACCCTCCTCCACCACCCAAGTGGCGTGAGGCCCGTCGTCTCTGGTACCAGGCCGCGAACAGGAAACTTGGCCTCTCGAGGACCTTGGACTCCATGGGCCACCTCCAGGATTCACTCCTGGACGGCACGTGCAAGGACCCCGAGTTGCATGCACTTTATCAAAACTGGCTTTTAGTAAAGGATTCCTTTTCACCAAGGTCGTCAGCCGTATGGATCGATGACTCTGCCCTGCATTGGGCAGAGTCATGGCTAGATGAGGCCCCGGGGCTGGTGTGGGTCCAGGACACGGCCTTCGGGGATCGCCTGTCTGAGCTCACTAACACCCCCTTTTTCAGTGACGGTGCCATGTCCAAGGACGGGGTCCCCGTCGTAAACTTCACGGGTCCACGCGCGATTGTCTCCGTGCAATCGTGTTCCGTGGGCAAGAACCTCCAGCGTTGGCATCGCAACCTAGTGACCAATCCGCCAAGCACGGGCAAGGTCTGGAAACAGCTCATCGCCAGGACCTGGCGAGATGGGCAGGAGGCGGACCCGGTGACGGTGGACGTGGTCCTGGTGTGCCGGGAGGCGTACCAGGGGCTGGTTCAGGCTATCCGGGATGCGCAGTTTGAGCCGGACGCTCACGGCCTCCTGTATGCCGAAAAGGACATGCCGACGATCGAGGATTTGCTAGGTAGGGATGACCCTTTGTGGGATGAAATAGGAGTGTGAACGAATGGATGCAGCTACAGACCTTTATAGTGGATTGGACGGCGCCGTTGCAGACACGGAAAAGCCCTACCTGGAGCCAGGGGGGAATTATGTGGTGGAGGTGACATCGCTCAAGGTGTTTAACGGCCGAACCAGCAATGAGACCCTTCTCCTGGAATACCAGGTGATCGAATCAGATGTGCCAGCCATGCCACCAGGAAGCACGGCAAAATACATGGTTACTGACTATTTTGCGCGCAAGAAACCTGACAATAAGGCTATCAAGCTCCGGAACCTGATCGGCGTGCTTGCGGCTGTGGCTAATAAGGACCCATCCACAGCGGAACAATGGGGCCAAGTGGCCAAGTACGCATCTGACACACAGTGTTATTCCCGCGGGTGCCGGAATGCTCAAGGCCAGCCCCTCCGTGGGGGCCGTGGGGTGCTCCTGAGAGTGAAAACAGGGGCGATGAAGCGCTCAAAAGATGGCCACGACTTCATCCCACACTTTTTCTCGCACGTGGAGGGCTAGGGTGGTATGACCGACGGGGCCGCGCAAGAGCTCACTCCTGCCCCTTCCCCCCGGGGCGTGGTCGTTTTCGACCTGGAAACAGAGCTCATTGCGCGGGCCCGTCTCGCCCCCACCCCCGTCTGCGTTGCGCACACGGACGGGGACGGGTGCACCCTAGAATTGATAGATTCAGCACGGCCCCGTGTCGAGTCCTGGCTCCGCGAAAAGCACCTAGTAAACCATAACATCGCCTTTGACATGGCATGCTTGGCCTCCTACTGGCCCGACCTGACCCCTCTCATATTCCAGGCGTACGAGGAGGGGCGGGTCCAGTGCACCCTACTCCGTGAGAAGGTGATTGATATAGGTCTCAACGGGGGCCTGAAAGAGTCATACAGCCTGGCCAAGGTGGCCGAGCGTAGGGGCCTTGGCACGATGGATAAGGACTCCTGGCGCCTTGGCTATGGTGCCCTTCGCAACGTCCCCCTCGAATGGTGGCCTTTTGGTGCCAAGGTCTATCCCCTGGAGGATGTACGGATCACCAGTGCTCTTTATGGCCTCCAGGAGCAAGATGAGGAACTCTTGGCCTTGCTCCCGGCCCTAAGTGCCCAGGACTTTGCCCTGTACCTAGCCGGAGCCTGGGGCGTGCACACGGACAGGACCAGGACCGAGGCCCTCTTGGCCAAGGTGGAGGCTGAGATAGCCCAATGGCGCGCGGTGCTCCAGGTCCAGGGCCTAGTTAGGGAGGACGGTACCAGGGACCAGAAGGCAGCGGCGGCCAGGATGGTGGCTACGGGTTCAACCAAGGTCACGGACACGGGCAGGACCTGCCTGGACGCGGACGCGTGCGTCCTGTCCGGGGACCCTACCTTGATCATGTACAGTGACTATTCGAGCGCAACCACCCTCCGGGCCAAGGTGGAGGACCTTACCCATGGGTATGAGTTACCTCTGCAAACGAGTTTCAACTCCTTGGTGGAGACGTGCCGCACGAGCTCCAGAAAGCCCATGCTCCCGGTCAGGGGCTGGCAAGCCCAGAACCCGCCCACGGCCTTGGGCCTCCGTGAGTGCCTGACGCCACGTCCCGGGTGCGTGTTCCTCGTGGCGGACTACCCATCGGCGGAACTGCACTCCGTGGCGGAGGTCTGTCTACGGATGTTCCGCCAGTCTGAACTGGCCCGCCTATTGAACGAAGGCAGGGACCTTCACTGTGACTTGGCGGCCCGGACCCTCGGCCTCACATATGAAATTGTGCTTGAAGGCAAAAAAGGCCCATACAAGGCCGCCAGAGACCTAGCGAAAAACGGTAACTACGGCCTCTGGGGTGGGATGGGCGTGGACCGTTTCATCCTCCAGGCCAGGGAGGCCACCGGGGTGGTCTACTCCTACGACCAAGTGATCGCCCTGAAAATGGCGTGGCGGTCCATGCTCCCGGAGACGGTCAAATACTTCTCCTGGATCCAGGAAATGAAGGGCAACCGGGACAGGTTCACTATCCGGCACCCCATAACCGGGTTCCAGCGCTCGGGCTTGACCTACTGCTCCGGCGCGAACTTCTTTTTTCAGCACTTGACGGCCACGGCTGCCAAGTCGGCCCTATTCGAGATCTCCCGGCGATGTTATACCGTGAGTAACAGTGCCCTGTACGGGTGGCGCCTCTGGAATTTCCCTCATGATGAGTTTTGCCTCGAAGGCCCCGAGGCCCAAGTGCACGAAGCTGCCCTAGAACTCGCCGATGTAGCTAGTACCTGGTACAACCGATACACTCCCCACGTCCCTCTCAAGGTCGAAGCAGTCGCAACTAGGCTCTGGTCCAAGGACGCGCAACCGACCTGGCGAGACGGGCGCCTTGTCCCGTGGGAGGGTCCAAGTGTCGAAACCAACGTTGTGCCCCGATTGTGAGGCGGAGCAGCCCACCGTCTTTTGCGAACGGTACCCACTCACGTGCCAGGAGCGGCTAGAGATCTGGCAAGAGGGCTATCAGGAGGGCTATGGGGATGGGTACGTGGCCGCGTTTGAGGAGGATTTCATCCCTCAATGAAATCCATCCTTGCGATCCCGGACGTGCACGTCCCCTTCCATGACCGTAAGGCATGGGCCCTGGTCCTGAGAGTGGTCAAGGCCACGCGGCCCGATCATGTCGTCATCATGGGGGACTTCATGGACTGCTACTCCGTGAGCTCATTTCCCAGGGACCCGTCCAGGGTGAGACGGTTCACGGAGGAGTTGAAAGCAGCCGGCGGGGAGCTGGACAAGCTCCAGGGCATCATGGCCGAAAAGGTGACCTTTCTCGAGGGCAACCATGAGCGGCGGGTTGCCAGGTACATCGAACAGAAGGCCCCTGAGCTCCACGGGATGGTGCACTTGCGCAAGCTCCTCGCCTATGGGGCAGGCTGGCGATGGGTCCCGTACCGGGAGCACGTCATCATGGGCAAGCTGGCCTTTGCCCATGATATCGGCCACGCGGGCAAAGGTGCCGTCCAACAGAGCCTAGACGCGATGGGCCACAACCTTGTGATAGGTCACACCCACCGGGCCGGGATCTGTTACGGGGGGACGGTCAAAGGGGAGCACAGGGTAGCCATGTCCTGTGGATGGCTCGGGGACGTGACCAAGGTGGACTACATGCACAGGGCCAAGACCAGGGATTGGCAGCATGGGTTCGGGTGGATCCGTCAGGCGGATAGTGGAGACTCTTGGCTTAGCTTCATACCCATCATCGGGGGCCGTTGCTGCCTGGAAGGTGAGACCTATAAGTGATCCCGTCATACATCAACGGGTGCATCCGGAACCTCGAGGAGCTGGACCCAAATGCCTTCACTATTGAGAACATTGCAGGCGCTTTGTCCAAGGTGAACCGCTTCAACGGCCAGACACCCTACCCCTACTCCGTGGCTCAACACTCCGTGCTGGTCAGTCACCTGGTGCGTCGTACCCAGGCCCTGGAGGGCCTATTCCATGATGCAGGGGAGGCATTCGTAGGGGACCTGTCCAAGTGGATCAAGCCCCATTGCCCGGCATTCGTGGAGTTGGAGGCCACGATCGTGGACCGTGTCAATGAGCGATTCGCCCTCTACCCAGACCACGAGGAAATCAAGCGCGCGGACGCCATCGCCCTCCGCCTCGAGCAAATGCATGTCCAGAAACGCGTGGCATTCTATGATTGGGAACGGATAGACATCCCCCCGCCCACGTCCACCTTCGTGCACCTTACACAGGAAATGCCTTGGAAGGATGCCATGCTCCTGTTCCTGGTTCGCTATGCGGAACTCACGCGATGGCGACAGTAGTAGCCATAGACCCTGACACCATCCTATTCGGATGGGCTAGGTTTAGGGAGAGGCTCCTGTACACGTGCGACGTTGCAATTACCCCATACCTGCCCGACTTCCCACCTTTCACGGAATACGTGTGTGAGGTTCCAGAGGACAGGCCCGGGACCAGGTACCGTAAGAATGACATCATCCGGCTGGCCCTCGCCGCTGGCCGGATCATGGGGTCGAGGGATTGCAAGTTCGTGACCCCGTCCGAGTGGAAGGGGCAGCTCCCCAAGAAGGTCCAGCACAAGCGGATGAGAGCGGTCCTGTCCGAGGACGAGCTCCGGACCTTGGACATGGCACTTAGCAATACCTTGAAAACGTCACACTTAGAGATCCTGGACGCCGTGGCCTTGGGCCTAGTGCACCTTGGGAGGTTGTGATGCGTAAGAAAAAGGAGACGGCCCTGGTGCCGGCAGGGCTCGAGCTATCGCTAGCCCCACAACGGCTCGAGGCAGAGGAGGCCCTACAAATGATCCAGGTCCTGGACCTGACGAGTCAGGACCGGCGGGATCGGGCCGGCAAAGTGCTAGCTGAGATACGGACCCGCCGCGCGAAGCTCGAGGCACAACGCAAGGACATCACCGGGCCCATTCTCGAGGGCAAACGGCGTGTGGACGCCGCGTTCAAGCCCATAGACGAGTATTGGGCCGTGTGTGATCAGGCCCTGACGGTGCGCCTTCTCGAGGCCACGCAACAGGCCAATCAGGCTCAGCTCAAGGCCCTGGAGGCAGTGGCCTCGACACGTGGCGACACGGACTCCGCTACCTTGGTCCTGGCCCACTCCCCGGCGGAGACCCCGGCGGGCCTGGACGTTCGCAAGTCCTGGTCCTTTCGCATTATCGATGCTGACCGTATTCCAGATGAGTATTGGCGCGTGGACGAGGACAAAATCAGGCGCGTGGTCATCGCCACCCGTGGCGAAGTTGAGATTCCTGGGGTGGTCGTGGAGCAAGAGACCTCATTTGCAAGGAGCCGTGCATCATGAAGGTTGGCGATCTAGTGCGTGTCAAACCGTCGTATCTCAATGCGTGGCCTGCCAATAGGCCCACAACCGGGACCGTTGTCGCGATGCATGGCAACGGGGTGGAGATGGAGGGCGATCAGTGGGCGGACGCAAGGGTCCTTGAGGTTGTCACGGAGGATTTCATGGAACAGCCCCAGGCCCTCCGCCACAACGGGGGCAAGCCCGAGCTAAGCTACGTCTTGACCTTCCCGGATGCACTCCGGGAGGTGGCCAGGGTCAGCACTTACGGGGCCGACAAGTATGAACGGGGGAACTACCTCAAGGGCGCCCCCCTGTCCCAGAGCGTTGACTGTCTCCTCCGCCATCTCCTGGCTTGGTCACAAGGGGAGGATACGGACCCCGAGTCAGGTCATAGTCACTTGGGGCACGTGGTATGGAATGCACTCCGGTTGTGTCAGGAATCGATCGTTAGACCAGACCTTGACGACCGAATTTCCTATCCAGGGAACAATGAGGCCCCGTAGGCTCACGGAGTTGCAACGGCTGGTGGTGATTGAGGCGTATGTAAATCGGGACGCATCATGCCGTGAGCTCGCTGCCGTCTATGGGATGCACAACGTGGCCATGTATCGCACCTATCTAAGGGGGTACACACGGGCCAAGAGTGCTGGGCTGGACAATGACCTGGCAATCACACTCCGTAAAAGGGGTGTGCACATAGCTAAGATTGCCCGGGAATGTGAAGTCAGTAAGGCGACTGTTGAGCGCCTGCTAACCAAGGTGGGCCTAGTAAAACCAAGGAAATGACCATGAAACGCTATATCCACGACGGTGTCGGACTTCGGGTCATGCGTGGGTCACACGTTGCCCTTGACTGGTGGGGGGATAGCACCTGTGACTGTGGCTTCCTGATTTGCTCAGGGGCTGGACCGTGCGCCCCCGTGCCCATCGAGGTGAAGCTCCCCCCGGGGTGGCAGCCTAGCATCCGGGGGCGGTACGTTCATGAGAGTGGGGCGGAGGTCCAGCCCAGGGTTGGCAAGTGGGTCTGGTTCCCACCTGACGTTGAAACGTGCCCTATCACCGAGCAACGGGACACCGTGGAGGAGGCCATGCTGGCGGCCGTGCCGCGGTGGGAAATGCTCCGGTCCTACGATGGCCGTCCCCTGTACCTGAACGGGCCCATGGCCGTGTTCACGGACAGCAAGGACCTGTCATGGTGGCAGCATAATAAGAGCCGGGAGACCTTCTATCCAAGCCCCGAGGTGGCCATGCTCGCCGCTGAGAAATGGTGGACGGATCAGGCAGCCCTGCTTCCATGATTGCACTTCAATGCATGCTGGTGAGCCTGTCCGTGTTACTAGTGACCCTGCTCATAAGCTCCCCGCCCATGGCCAAGGTCCTGCCCCAGGTCGTGACCTGGTGGGTGTCCATGGTCATAGCGCTGGTGGTCGGGTTGTATTCAGTTTGGCGCCTGATCAGACTGTTCGCTTGAGCACTAGCTTGCCCACCCCAAGGATCTCCTCGCTGAGCTCCTCAAGCGCCTTGACGGCCTCTGTCACGTCATGGCCTTGGGCCTCGGCCGCTTGCACGACCATGGCCAGCGTGTAGAAGTTCTGGAGGCTATGGACCAGGTAGGCGCATTCGCTGGAGTGCCAGTCGAACTCACACACGGCCTTGGCCACGGCCTTGGCCTCTGTGGCCGTGGCCAATGCAACGGCCATGCTCCTGTCCCTGTTTGAAAACGTGGCGCACCCTGGGTTACACAGGGCCAGGAACATGAGCAGGCCCCAGCACCACACCAGGAGTAGAAACGTAATCCATTTCATATCGCATACGCAACGGTTACAAACTCGCCATCGTAGTCCACGATCGAAAACCCGCATTTGAGCAAGCTAATCAGGGACGCCACGTTGTCCTTATGCGCGTAGGTCTGGAGGGACAGGGCCCCTTGTCGCCTGGCCCACCAGGTCCGAGCTCGGATGAGCTTGCACTGTATGCCGTTGCCACGGCAGCCGGACCGGACCACGCAAAACGTGAACCGTACATCCCGGATATCCGTGTCGAGCACGGCCCCCGCCGTGGCTAGGAGGCTGCCATCCTTGTCCAGGACGGCCCATACTTCGCCGGAGCAATCCAGCTCATCGAATTCCGGGGTGGCATGCACAAGGGCCACGCATTGCTCACGGAGCTCTGGATTTGTGACGTGGACCACGTCCATGGGCTTAGCTCCTGGAGCTACGCCAGTGCTTGAGTATCCCGGCTCCGGAGGCGATGACTTTGAAGTGGGTGTTTCGTGAACTGAGGTCCACGGTGTAGATGACTCCTGCAAGGAATATTCCCGTGTTCGTGGGGTTAGGGGTGACGTTATTGGTCCCGTCGTCACTGAACAGGATGTCAAAGGTCCTGTTACACACAAAGCCCATGACCCTGTCCGAGGGCTCACCCACGCCCGTGGGAATGGCCGCGCTGACGGTCGTACTAACGGCGGTATTCGTGACGTTGTGGACGCTGGGAGGTTTCACGACTACATTATACTATTCATCAGGCTCCATCGCGAACCTGTTATACGAGGGATCCGTTAGCATCCTACGGTAATGTTCCGTATGGGCCGCCTCATCACCCCTGAGCGCGGCCTCCTGAACGGCCGTAATGCTCTCCTGGGCCTGGCCGTGGGCCAGGTACCGTCCGGCATTGGAGCCACTTGGGATGATTTTCGATAGGACCCGCTCAAGGGTGCCAGGGGGCTTGGCCGCGGCCCTCGAGATAGCGCCAATGCCCTGGGCCATGCGCATTTGCACCCCTGGGTGTGTGACGGCTAGGCCAGCCACCGTAGGGATGGCCATAAGCGGGTTGAACACGGAGGCCCCGGCCCCGGTGACGGCCCCAAACAACTTCATACCCTTGCTCAGGTTGCTCCCGGACTGGCCAGCCATGGCCATGTCCTCGGACCTGATCGCCACATTCTCCAGGCGCTTTTTCTGCCTCCACGGGGTGCCAACCTCTTCCGGGAGCTTGTTGGCATGCTGCTCCAGGATGTCATTGATGATGTGACCAGTTTGACGGCTAAGTTCGGCCTCCCTGCCCTGCTTTTCCGCCTGTGCCAGGTAGGCCCTTTTCTGGTATCCCCGGAGGTTCTCGTTCAGGTCCGGAAATGAGACCTCATTGCGTGGCGGGGGGGCTGGGGCCTGGGGTGGAGCAGGGTTTAGAAACTGCGCCTGTGCTTGGACGGGCGCTTGGTCCCCGCTGGGTAGTTCATGGGTACGGTGACGGTATTGGTAGGGCGTGATCCCGGTGGATGGCTCGCCGGGCGGCAGGGCTGGGCTGGGTCCAGGGCCGATCTCCTCTACTACGGCGTCAATGGGCAACCTCGGGTCCTGCTTCGGGAAAGGGGGTGGAGGCATGGCCGGGGGCGGGGCATCTGGAGGGGCCATGGGCCTGCCCATTTTCCGGAGCTTGGCCGCTTCCCCTTGGTATGCCGAGATAAGAGCATCATTAGCCGGCCATGGCAGACCCTTGGCATGCGCATTTACAGCGTCAGCCACCTCATCGCTTGGGATCATGAGCTCCCGGGCCTGCTCCTCGAGCGCCTTACGCTCAGCGCCTATTCTGGCCGCTGCGTCCCTGGACTCATCCAGGGCACGACTCGGACTAGGAATGCGTCCAGTGCCGATACCGATGGACCGTTGTTGCTCGACAAACGCCTCTTGGCCCCCTGGGAAGTTCTTTTCAATCTGCTTACCAACGGTCCTATTGGCCCCGGCCGCACGCATTGCCGCGTCAATCTCCGCCTTGCGCGCGGCCTTGGCCACGGCAGGGTGCGCCATTCCTTTACGGATCGCCCCCGGCGCATGCATGAGCGCACTAGCCCCGGTCCCGATGACGGCCCCCACGGCTGCATTGCCGGGGACGTCCTCCATGGAATCGGCCTGGCCAGCTCCGATGATGGCCCCGGGGATGGCCGCATTGCCTGCTCCTGTGGCGATACGAGCTCCTATCCCTGCCCCTTCGGCCGCCTGGGCCGTGCCGGTGGCGTATTGCGCGGCCTTGCTCAAGACACCAGTGCCCCCACGGAGCAACGGACCAGCAACCATCTGTTGCCCAACGGTTCCTAGTCCGTACCCAACGGTCCCAGCGGCGGTGGACCGTTTCATGGCTATGGCCTTACGCCCCCGTTGGGCATCCCGGGCCATGCGGTAGCCTCTCTGGGCCGCTGCCTTGGGATCCTGCATGGGATTTCCAAGGGCCTCGCCGATGGCCCCGAGATGGCCCATGATCTCATCGTCCCAATCATTCGCCACCCCGGCGGGGACCATGGTGGCCGCGTCCTTGACGGTCTCGAAGTCCTCGTGCTTGGTCGCGGCCCCACCCACGGTTTGCGCGGCGGAGTCCCTGGCCGCCGTCGCATCCCGGCCAGCCTGGGCCTTGACGTAGTCCAGATCGGACGGACCCTTGTCTAACCCAAGTGTCTTACGGTTCTCGGGGGTGTTAGGGGCAGACCCACCGTCTGGCAGGACGATCACATCCCCCTGGATTTTAGGGTCAGGGGGCATTTGGAGGTTTGTACCCTTGGAGTTTGGTGTAGTCAGGGGTCTTTTTCTTGGCCTCTTGCTCGGCCTTCTTAGCTTCCTGCTCTTTCACACGTTCGTGGAACCGTATGCTGGCATCCACGAAGTTCGCGTCAAGGTACGCCTCCTGTTGGTCAAGGATGGCCTCCGCGTTTCTTATGCCAGCGATCATGTCCTCATCCGTATTCCAGGCTCCAATGCCACCCATTTTCCGAAATGTTTTGACCTCACTCGGGGGGGCGTTAGCTCCTGTGGCCTCACGGAGACGGGTATCCAGGAGCTCATCCTTGAGCCTCATTATCTGTTTTCCGTCCTTGGTCAGTGCCAGTTGGAAAACCTCGGGTAGGTTACCCGTCACACCAGACCCCGGGATGTTTCCCTTCAAGTTCCCATTCTCGTCCAGGTAGGGCGCGACGGCCTTTTTTAGTTGCACCAGTTTGGCCCGGACCTGGTCAATGCTACGCATGTTCCGCTGTTGGGCGTACTGTGCATCCTGTTGCTTATCAGCCTTCGTTTGGGCTGCCTCATCCTGACGGGCCTGACGCTCACGGGTACTAGTCTCTTTTATGTCATCTGCTACCTGGGTCAGGATATCCCGATGGAGCTGGGACATTTCCTTGTTCGTGGCCCCCCCTTGAGCAGCTGCAAGGGCCCCACGGACACGGGCCATGATGACAGGTGGTACATTCTCAATACCCTTATAAGAGTCCGCAACATCCTTGATCAAGGGATTCTCCACCGGGGCAGGGCCCCCGGCCCCTGCCCCGGGAGCCTGTGCTGGTGGCGTACCTTGCGCCGAATAGGGCTGACCCCCGGCTAGCCGTTCCAGGTAGTCAGAACCACCCACGCCCCCGCCCGGGATCGCGAAATCGCGCTCAGCCTTTTGCTTGGACCTCTCGGCCGTCATCTCATCCTGGAGAGCTTGCTTACGGTTCCGGTCCTTGATGGACAGGGTCAGGGCCTCCACGTCCCCGGTCGTGAAGTTTGCGAGCTCCTCCGGGGTGAGCAGGCCGGGGTAGGTCTCTGCAATGCTCTTTTGAAGGGCCCTGTTCTTGGGCGTGGCGGGGTCCCGTTCCTGGGCAGCCAGGGCCGTCTCAGTGTTTTCCCGACCGATGCGACGGCTACGGTCCTCGGCCGCGATCGTGTCCGTGGCCTTTTGCCGTTGGCGTTCCTGTTTGCGTTGCGCGATCTCGTTATTGTAAGCTGTGGCTTGGTCCCTGGAGCGGGCCGCGCGTTGTGTATCGGCTGCATTTGTCGCCGTTGCCTGCTCCAGGTACCGATTCATCTGGCCCCGGGTTTCCGCGCTACCCTCACCCCTGGCGTGCATGATGGCCATACCGGCGCCCGGAAGCAGGCTCGCAAGCTTCTGCCAAGGGGCCGTATCCTCCTGGGGCTGCATGGGGTTTTCAACAGGGTCCACATCCTGAGCCAGCCCACGACCGAGATCCGGCCCCATGGCAGTGGCCTGGGTAGGGGTAAATGGGCTCCTGAGCGGGTACGGGTTATCAACCGCCCTGCCAACGGGTGCGGCAGCCTCCAACTCCTGGAGACTACGGTCCTTGAGCTTTCTCTCCAGGTATGGGTTCATGCTGCCCCCGCCTGCTTCTTAGGCTTTAGGTATTGGGCAGCCTGGCCGAACACGTTCAGACCAGCCCCTACTGCCCCCGTGATATTGTCTACCTTTTGCTGCCGTGCCTGAACGATGTTGGCCTGTCGGCCCTGCTCAAACTCGGCCTGATTGGTGTTGGCATTCTGAATGCCCTCGATGGCCGCCACTTGGTCCCCATACTGACCACGAGCCCCATACCCGGCTGACTTGTTGAGTTGGTCCGCCGCGTTCTTGGTATCCGTGTTCGCTCTGCCCGTGGTCTGCTCATCCTCGTACTTGGTATCGATGCCAGCGTTCTTGCGCTCAATATTGCGTTGCTGGACCAGGCGCTTGCCTTCCGTGTTCATACGGTCAATCGAGTCCTGGGCACTCTGGACCTGACCCCCGAGGGCTCCCATAGACCCGATAGCCGAGTCCTTGCGTTGCAAGCCCAAGGCATTGGTCTGGAGGTCATTCATGGCCCGCATGTTCGCGGTCCCCTGGCTGGCCTGCATCTGCGCCAGGAGTTGAGCTTGGCCACCTGCACGGCCCTGCTCCTGGGCGTTCTGCATGATCGCTTCACGGTTGGCGCGGAGCTCCTGCTCCTGCCCCTGGTGGCTCTGAGCGATCCTGGCTCGGTCAATGGCCGTTAGGCCCTGCTCATTGACGATGTCATCATAACCCTGGAGGGCCCTAGTTTGCGCATCCAGGCCCGTGGTGTCCGTGCGCTTCTGGTTGATGTTGTCTTCGTACGAGTACTGCTCATCCGGGGACCAGCCCATGGTCTGGTACATCTCCGGGTTGACGGTATATGCGTCCTGTCCGGGGACCATACCGTATGCCTTACGTGCCAGGTCCGCGTTCGTTCGAAAGGCAGCGCCAGCGCGTTGCGTCCGGTCATCCGTGCCCTTCTTATACGGATTGGCGATAAGGGTGTCCTGGGTGAAAGGATCCAGGAGGGCCCGTTCCTGCTCAAACTGTTGCTCGGGGTTGAGGGCTTGGCCTTCCGCCTGAACTTGGCCCTGGCCTGGATGGAGGAGGTTGCCCTGTTCACGTGCAAGTTGCGCGTTCCTACCCGGGTCCGTCGTCAGGGACTGAGTTCCTCTTTGCTTGCGTGCTTCCCTCTCGGCCGCCGCACGCCTCTGGAGCTCCTGTGGTGAGATCATCTGGCCGGCCATAATTACCCCTATATTACCATGTTACACTTCAATCAGATAACCGTGGGTCAGGTTCTGGATAGCCACGTTGGACGCGGCCACCCCCGACGCGAACCGAAGGGCCAAGTTCCCCGCCGTGGTCGTACGAATGAAGCTGAACAGTAAGGCCACCCTGTCCGTAGCTCCAGGTCCTACCCCAACGGCCCCCAGGGGTGCATCACTAGCCGTTCCGACCGCTGACTGCATGGCCGTGGCGCCCGTGGAGCCGAATAGTCCAAATCGCCACTGATTCACGGTTCCGGTGAAGTTTTGTGACAGGACTAGGCCCGTGGTGGCCGCTGCCGTCTGATAGAACACTATCCAGAACGTGAGATACTGTGCATTCGCTTTCAGGTCGAATGCGAGTTGAACCAAGGCCACGTCCCCCATTGTGACTACGTTACGGTTCGCTGGTCCAATCGTAAGGCGTTTGACCTCTACCTGTCTGCCCAGGATGGCACCAGCCGTGCGCCGGAAGGTCTCACCATCCAAGATCCCGCCCATGGTCAAGTCCGTGGGCCCGGTAGTCTCTCTCAGGGTATGATCGTGGTCCGAGCGTGCTGCCTTAGGGCTGACACCCTCGGTGTTACCCCCGCCGATACCTTGCACTGGAGAACCAAACCCTGTCATCCCGCCCAAGGCCAATTCGAGGCTATCTACTTCACTCTCGAGGGTGACTAGCCTGCCCTTGAGCTTGCGCAGTAGATTGTAGGTGTCCGAGCTATGCTCCTCCGCCGTGCGCCCGAACGTCTCCGGGTTCGCGGCGTTTATCTTGCGAGGGAGGACGAGCTCGTCTTTCACTTGGACCGTACCCCCCTTGGGCCCATGGCCGAGTGAAACAGGGACATCCCTTGCCAGTTCCAGATGTCGGCGGAGTTGCTCGGGGTGGCGGCACCCTTGATGATAATCTTAGGGAAAAGCTGCTCACTTCTGGCATGTGCACGGGGCACAATGAACCTGTGACTGCAATTGGCCTGCCCAGGGGCCGTAATCACTTTGGGGCATGTCACTGGCGTTTGTGATAGGCTGGAGGTGAAGGAGAGCGCGTAGCTCTGAACGTGCCGGAGCTCTCCCCAGAGGATGGAACCTTCACCCCATAGCTTGACCAGGCTCGGGTTCTTGGTCGTACATGCAACTGGCTCAATTTCACATTGATAAGCCACCAAGACATGCGCTGACCCTGTAAGCAGACCAGGCGCCTCCACGGTAAAATGTGTCGGGTCCGTTACTGTGACTACGCGTAACCCCTCAATGGTATCCCCTGGTGACGGTTGCCATCCACTGATTGCTCCTATCGTGACATTGACACCCACAACGGACACCACCGTCACCAAATACGCGAGATCATGCAGTGGTTCATACTCACGCGTGGTGACGTAACGTATGATTCCGCCTGGGGAGTCCTCATCCGTAGGGTCTTGGACGCCAAACTCTAAAACATTCGTGGGGTGCCCCGCACATGATGGCCGCTTGGCCAAGTCCCAGCGCGTCCATGCGTTATTTATGAAATTGTAAACCAGAAGGTAGGCTGAGCCCCCGTTCGGGTCTGGCAATGACAGAACAAGCTCATGCGACTTCTGATTTCCACAAAGCCACGTATCATAATTCGTGGCTATGGGTGTGGCTTGCTGCGCGGTAATGAGTTGGTCCCGAATGGGTTGGCTCTGGACGGCGTTCGCGCCGGAGTCCAGGCCGAGAATGCCTTGGTCAGTCCAGATATAGACCTGGTCAAATATGTTCGCCACGCAGTAGGGGGCTAGGAGCTTGGCCTTACTCACGGGGTCAATACGGAAACCTGCATCCCGGCCTGCCCCCGTGAGCCTCCACAGGCCGTCCACCTTGAGGACCCATAGTGCGTCCCTGCCTTTGACGATACGCCAGGTGTCGGCCCTGTCACTGCCGATGAGCTCCAGGTCCACGAGGGAGAAGTGCTCAGGCTCGAATGTCTTGCTCCACGCAACCCCGGATGGGAATACGTCCTGGTCCGCCGCCAGGCCCGTTACCGTTGGCTCGGGGAGCGGAGGACGGTACTCCGACCCATGGGTTGCATAGACCACGAATGGACTAGTTGTCGCGTTAATGGCTTTGAGGAGCAAGGACCTGTTATTGGGGTCCTGACTGAGCCCAGAGGACAGGGCCGTCATGATGTCATCGGTCAGCGCATAAACGGCAGTGGATGGGGTGTGCGTGCCTGCCGTCGTGGAGTCCCAGAACGCCTGGACACAGTAAGTCCAGGAGCTGAACCCCACAGGGAAGTATTGGCTGTTGACCCGGATGGAGTCCGCCACGGACCTGGACTTGCTCCCGGTGGCTCCTGAATAATTGGCTGAAAATGTCACGGAGGTGGCCGTGAGCGAGACGATGCGCGGGTAGTCCGTAGTACCTACCCACTCATTGAGACTCTCATCAATCACCTGCCCCACTCGAAAGCCCACGGTACTAGCAACGCCAGTCACCACTGCCGATCCGTTCGTGTACGTGCCGGTCAGGGTCCGTTGACCAACTCCAGCCGAGTCCGTGGCCAAGAGGTTGGGCGTATATGTGAAACTAACGGCCATTTGCGCCGGGTATGTCAGATTGGCCAGGAACAGGCTCCCGTTGAATTCGTGCACGTCCTTGGCCGCCGGGGGACGGATGTTCGCATTGGCAGCCCCCTCCTCGTCCGCGTTCGTGTACAGGGCTGCCCCGAGGTCCAACTCTGCAACGTCATCGTTACCCGTAATCCGAAACGCCCCCACGAAGGACTTCGCGAAAAAATGCTCATCAAACGGGGTCTCTGTCACGTCCACGGCCGTGGACCTGTACAGCTCCACCAGGTTCCCACTGCTGGCGTTGTCATCCTGGGAGCTCAGTGTGAACATGATCGATGGGTTGATAGTGGCCCCCGATATGTTCTGAAAAATAACCCGGTTGCTCGGCGCCGACCGTACTATCAAACCATTGGAGTCCTTACGAAGCAGAACTGCACGATAACTGACTGCCTTACCTGCCGGGACGGCCGTACCAGGCGAAACGCCAGGGCCTGAGACGAAAAGCAGACACGGGGGTGCGCCTGCCTTCGATGCTGTCGTGTCACTACCAGATGTGATTTTACGAACAGCGTCCCGGGTGCTTAGATATAGGTTTTTACGGGATGCCGCCGCTTGTATGTGAGCGCGCAGCCAAACTAGGGGCTGACTGGCATCGTCCTGGACAGCGTTATATATGCCACCTGACTTTATCCAAGTCCCATCCCCGCTAAAGCTGTCCCCTACATAAACCACGGCGTCCAGGCCGGGGTATCCAAGTATCCCCCAGACCCGAGAGACCATTACACGATTATCGGGGGCACCTTGTATGAAACCTGGCCTGGGCTCTACAGCGCCAGCACGGCGGATTACGACGTTCGTGGCCGTGCGAAGGGCCCCGGGCGGGGCTGCCCCATGGGGTGACGGGTCCGTGTAGAGACCCGCCGGGACGATGACCAGTTCCTGCCCCATGTCACGGCCCTAGCCCTGTCCCGCGTCCGTACGCGCCACGGCGGAAGAAAGAGTTACGGTTCACGACCTTGATGGACTTGCCCCGGGACCGTGGGGCAAGCATGGCGCCCTGGGCCTCGAGGACCTTGCCCAACTTCTGATAGAGAAGGACCGACTGCTCCGGCGCGTACTGGCTGATCACCTCCGCAGAAACAGCCAGGGCCAGAGCCGATTGCAGTTCCGCCGGCACTTGCGGGACAGGTGACTCCCCGGGCAAGCACATGTAATCGCCAACGGCCAGGCGCGGGGGGATGGTGGGGAACGGTATAACAACGTTCGTACCAGTTCCTGTGGGGTCCGCGTCCACGGCCAAGATCGTGAACGGGGCCGTTGCCTTGATAAAGTCATACGTACTTGTGGCCGTCCACGTCACCGGGGCCGTAAGCGTAACCGTCCCGGGGGTAACGGACGCCACCACGAAAAAGCCCGTGTTCACCAGGCGGGAAGGGCGGTACTCGTAAAAAACGCGCAACGTTCCTTGGCCCCCGACTGGCATTGGGAAGAGGATGATTTCATCATCCCGGATGGCGTACGCCTCCGGGGAGCCAACCATGCCGGACCAACGGACCTGGTCCGTGGACAGGTGCGGATTGAGCTCCCATTCGGACCCGGACGGGTCCACCCACAGGATCTGGCGCACACGACTCGCAACTGAACGACTCGGGAGCGGGTAGCGGACCTGGCCAGCTACGATGGCTAGGTCCTCATACCTCATGTAATAGTCGGCCCGGGCTGCCTGGATCATGGGCACGAACACTTCGGAGATTTGCGCGTCTGCCTCCCGTAGGAGGTTTATGTCAGTGAAATCCGGGTCCGTGTCCGGAATGCGGGCCCTCCGCCGGATCTCGGCCAAGAGTCCGACAGTGGTAAAGTCCCGATCCATTTATTGTCCTAGCCGGTAGCTCCGGAGCTCATTGGCGAGGGTGCCCTTGGCCCCGTTAGTGACCTGGGTCAGGGTAAAGGCCGTGGGCTTGCTCGTGGCCAGATTCATGAGATTAGCGTGCGTGCCCTTGGTCACGGCCGTTAGGGTGACGGTCCCGGTCAGGGCCGTGGCAACCCAGGCGCCTTTCATCCCGGGGTGGGCATTGATAGCGGCGGCCAGGTTTACGGCACACTCGGTATTGTTCGCACCCTTGCTGAACTGACCAAGGCCTGCGGCACTGGCCACGTAAAAGTTGAGAGCGCCGATGTCCACGCGATCGCCAATGGCGGCGTTAGCCTGTACACATGCAATCGTGCCAGTGCCTTGGGTGCCAGTGTCGGCTCCAGCAAGGGCCACGTGGACCACGGCGGAACCGTTCCCCCCGACCAGGCCCTCCAGGTACATGGCAATGGCCGTGACCGCGCTCTCGGGCTGGTCATACCTTTTGCAGACTCGCTCGGCCAGGCTCTTAGCCGGGACGCCAGAGTCGGAAACGATGGTGACGTACAGGACGGACTTACTTGCCATGGGGTTCCTTTATGAGGGCCAGGACCCCGCCCAATAGGACGGGGCCCAGCCATAACCGTTAGTCGTCACTGTTTACGATACCGTTGATAAGAAGGCACTGTGCCGGAGTGGGCGTGAACAGAGCCTGATTCCAGTAGTTCCGAATGCCATAGCCGGCGTGATCGGGAAGGTTCTCGAAAAAGTCTTTATCGGCCATGCCCGGGGGCGTGAACGTGAGCTCGGACGCTCCCAACCTGATCAAGCCTGCCTTGGGGAAGAAAAGAGCCTCACTAGGCTTCATCAGGATGTGCGGGAAAATCTCGACGGTCCCGGACTGGCCATAGAACTTGATGGACTCGGCACCCTGCTCCAGGGACCCGCCAGCGTTGTCCGAGTACCTACGAAGCGCGGCCAAGTCGTTCATGCAGTCCGACCACGATTTGGGGGAGCAGTAGCCGATCACATCCTTCATGAGGCCACGGTTGACGGGTTTGTTCAGTCCCTGGAGGACTTTCACGAAGGACAAGGACCCGCCCGCCGCTGAGAAGGTGTTACCTGCCCAGAGGCTAACGTTCGCAGCGTTGATCGCGAACATGAGGCCCGTGTTGGATGCGATGGACCGTAGACCCACCATGCCCGCGCTCTTAGTATCCCGGAGGTAGATAACGTCCGTGCCAATGATCGTGTCCATCTCCGCCGCCGTGCCCACGAAGGTCACGGTACGCAAATCCACGTTCACACCCGTCACCTGCATGGTCCCGGCGATGTTACGCTTGATGGCACCAGCCGCGTTCCAGACCTCCACGTATCCGTTCTCCATCCCGGACCAGAGGGCAGGAATGAAGGTGCCAGGCGTGAATGAAAAGGTCTGGGTCGTAGTACCAACGCCAGCCGTTCGGGCCTCTACAATGCCAACGTCCGACTGACCGTACAGGAGCTGCGTTTCGAGAACGAACGCTGCCGTCTCGGTCATGTTTTCCACCATGTAGGCGGAACCACTTACGAATGCCCTCTTACGTGCGCCCTCAGACTTCCCGGACAGGAGCTTGGCCGCCGCATCGTAGGAAATCACTTCCCTGAGCACGAAGCTGGAGCCCTGTACCTGAGCGTCCGCCGTTCGGGCAGGCTCCGCCGCGTTCAGTGGGAATGCATCGCCTGACGTGGAGAGGGTCCAGCCGTGGGACCGTGTAGTCTTTACGGGCTGGTGGTACTTGTTACCCTCTTGCTTGTCTCTTGCGACGAATTTTGCATCTTTCTGCAAGCGAGCAGCAGCGGGAACGAGGTTTTCCACGTTATCCCCATAGACCTCTTTGAAAAGAGGCAGGGCGATCGTGGTATTGATAGCAGTCATGAGTGAGATCCTTTCGCTAGGGTCTCAACTCACGCGGGGCTATCCGTATCCCCACCGGGGGGTGGACTTAGGCCGCTGGCTGGTCCGTTATGGGCGTAAGTGTATCACGATGGTGTCATTGGACGCCATACTTGGCCCGGAGGTCTCGGAAATACTCCTCACTGTGCTTCTTGATCTGGGGGCGCCTGACCTTCTCCACGTCCGGCGGAGCCTTATGACCTGTGCCCTTGGCGCTCGGTGGCAACTTAGCCTCCGTAGGGGTGGGAGTGGCCTTGGCCTCCCTTTTCAGGCGCTTGGCAACGTCGGCAGCGGCCTTGGCAAAGGTCTCCTTAGTCCAGACCTCTTTATATCCCGCGATGAGCCTCTCCCGGATCATGGCCCGGGTGTCCTCGTCATCATCGAGGCCCGCCGGGGTGATTACCTCATCAAGCCAGCCCTGGAACTGCACCCGGAGTTGCGCTGTTTTCTGACCGTTGGCCTGCTTCGCGGCCACCTTCTGGTTCCTGGCCGCGTCCTGCTCCCTTGCCCGGAGTTTGATTTCCGCATCCTTGGCCCTACGGATGGCCGCGCGTTCGCGTTCCGTTAGTTCGGCCTCCTCCTGGGATTCAAGGATCCATTTATCCCGTAAGGCGGCCACGGCCTCGGGGTAGTACCTGGAGAGCTCGAACTCCATGGTTTCAACGTCCTTGAGGCCCTCGAGCCATTCAACTACTTCCTGGAACTCCTCCTCCTTGGCCTGGAAATCAGCACGTTCCTGGGCCACCTGTGCATGGAGGGCCTTTTTCTCCTCGGCCAGGGCCTGTGTCTTACGGGTGTAGTCTGCCTGGCGGAGGCCAGCCTTGTGCGTGTCATCGTCCGGTGACTTTTCGTCCGTGTCAGCTTTCGCTGTCACGTGTTCGGCCAAGTCCTCGGCCGCGTCGGGGGCCTCCTCTGACTCCGGCTCTACTTCCTCCGGTTCCGCCTCGGACTCCGGGGTGGCACTCTCGGCGATTTTCGCCTCAAGGCTCGCGAGTATGTTTGATGTCATCCGCTCCTCTTACGCAACACCCGCCGGGGGTTGTGCCGGCCTGGGCAACTTTGGTGCACGGTCAGTGCCGGGAGCATTATTCCCGGCGGCCTTGGCCTTTTCCGTATTCTTTGCCGCATTGGGGTCCTGCTTAGGACCGTCCTCCTCGGGACCCGGCACGCCAGGATCCTGGGGCTCCGCGCCTGGCGGGGGCGGGGGCATCGGAAACTTCATGAGCATGAGCAGGTCAGGGGGCGCCTCACGCCAGACCTTGAGATGTTCCAGGATATGCGTGACCACGGCATTGACCACGCCAGGGTTGGTGCGACTGTCCTGACTGTCGAGCACGCACGCATGGGCCCGGACATGGTTCTCCGGGTGGTCCGTCACGAGGGCAGAGAGGTCCTGGACCGTCTGCACTGGTTGGCCCGTGAGGTCCATTTCGGGCATGCCGTCCTTGCCCACTTTCGGGACCACCTGGGGTCCACGCATAAGGATCTCGTTTTCCTCCTGAACCCGGAGATGCGCACGCCTATGCGGGTCGGTAACTGGCTCGAGGCGGCCTGTCTCAAGGACTTGGTAATACTGGTTGATGTCGTCGATGAGGCCGCGCTCGAGAAGTTGGGTGGCAACGTCAAACTTGCCAGCCACGGTACGAAAAATAGGAGAGCCGCTCTCCACTTCGATCCGGTCAATGTCTGCAATGTCCTCACTCTTGAAGGACCGTAGGCCATCCGTATCGTAGGCCCCGGCGATTTGCGCCAGACGTTCCGTCTTGGCGTACCGCTTGAGCATCCGCAGGAGGCCCGTGGCCGCGGCCTCGGTGAGACGCACGTACCCGCCCTGGAACCTGCTCTGGAACTGGACGGCTTGAGCCTGAATGAGGGCCAAGGCCGTGCCGGACTTGAGGTTGGCCTCCGGATCGCCCCGGACGGTGCTGTTGACGCCGCTGGCGAGCTGCATGTCCTGCATGAACGCCTGCCTGAGCTTGAAAAATGAGTCGGAAAGTTGGAACTTCTCGAGGACCTGTGGAGGATTGGAGCCGATGGGGTACCTGATCGCGTTCAGGCCCCCGTGCACTTCCTCGAGGGAGATCTCCGTTCCCTCCTGGAGGAGCAAGTCATTGGTCCCGAAGGCATCGAAGTTGGACAGGGCGGTACTGTTCATACCGTCGTAAGCCTTTTGAAGGCCAAGGAGGTCCCAGATGGATGCATAGCCAAGGGACCCGGCCTCGAGAAATTCCTCGGGGCACATTTCATAGACGGGCAACTCGTCAAACGGCAATGGACCTTCAAACAGGCATATGTCCTTACCCGTTATGATGGCGTACCTGCCATCCGGGCTGGCCTGGGTGGGGCCGTGCAACAGGTGCCAGACGGCCACGTCCGTGGCGTCCCTAGCTGAGCGGCCTACGCCAAGGCGGGGGCGGAGTTGCAACTCACTATCAATGCCCTCCCCGCCGTCTAGGGCCAAGAGATCCTCACGGAGCTCCACGACCTTGGGGTCCTCCCCGGTACCGTACTGAGCGGCTAGGTCGTATTTGTTCCGGTACGTCCGGATGATGTACCAGTCATGTTCGCCGGGGCCACGGTCTGGGTCGCACACAACCTCGAGAGGGGAAAGGGCCTTGAGGGTCACGTCTCCTTGACCCTTGGCCAAGGTCGGGTCCCACGATTCCCAGAGGTACCCTTTCCCATAGATGAGGGCTCTCAAGGCCGCACCGATCAAGCAACGCTCAAGGCCCTTCCGGGTATGGTAATACTCGAGGAGGACCCTGGCCGTGGGGACCTGAGACAGGGCCGCCGCTGACCCGTTCGTCGCCTTGGGCGCATAGGCTGGCCTGTCCGCCGTGGCCATGGTCAGGATGTACAGGGCGATGGACCGTAACTGATTACTCTTGACCTGGAGTAACTCCCCCTGGTCCCCCGACTCGATAATACGGGAGCCCTCGTGCACGCCATCGTCACTGAGCGAATAAAAGGCCGCGTGCGCGGACTTGTACAGGGCGGTTAGGCCCGTCCGGCCCATGGTTTCATAGTATTCCCGGATCCGTTCGTTGACCGCGTCCGGGAGCTCGTCCACCGGGTAGTTGGCCCAATACGTCTTAGCCAGGTCGGGGGGTTCAGGCTCCGGGGGAGGTTCAAGGGCCTCCAGGAGGGGCTCCTGTTCCTCCTCTAGCTCATCATCGAGGGGTTCTAGCACATGCGAAGTGTATCACGTGTGCCAACTAGGCCCAAGTTATGGGATCTGATAGACCGATCACATGAAATCTCCAAACCCAGACACGGCGGACCAACGTAAGCTCCGGACATTCGGGGATGGGTTAGCCAAGCAAATGCAAGATGCCAACTATGGTGGTGTTGTGATCCTGTCATCCATGGACTCAACGTCCTGGATAGTGGCAATCCCCCCATGGAGTGGCATCCAACGGGATGTCCTCACAGGGACCCTCAGAATTGAACTCAAGCTCCGGAAAGCTAACCCCGAACTTCAGCGTAAAGCGGACGCTACGATAGGGCATCTAGCAGACATGCGGGATGTGGCTGGTGAAATAGCAACCATGTTTGGCCTCATGTACACGCAAGTGGAAAAGCAGCTCCATGAAAGTGGAACCGTCATAGACCATCAACCAATTGGCTCGCCAGGCAAAATTGGTCCCACCGGCAAGATCAAGTCATAAATCCCTTTGGGCTATTCCCACGAAAGGACGGCCACGTGCTCCGTGGACAGGTCCTCGTCCTCATTCTTGGGCCATTGGCAGCGATAGGTACCGTCCACAGGGATCCACTCAACCCAGACGCCATCTACCTCTATCCATGAACGGGGAGACGGATATGTCATCGCCCCCGGAATATCCTACTCAAGGCCCTGCCTGTTTTCGTGGTCGGGCCAAGCTTCTTGGGTATGTGGTGGCTCCGGCCATCGTAAGACATGGGCGGGGTCGGGTTCCTGCCCCAAGGGACCATCCTGTTTAGGTAGATGAGGGCTGCCAGGCAGTCATAGTGCGTTTTGTCCGCGGCCTCCGCGAACCGGGTCCGTTGGCGGTTCCAGAGGGCGTTCTTGGTATGGCTGATCGCGTTCACGGCCCTCTGCTTGAACACGATTTTCCCCTCCTGGATCCGGAGCCGTGTCGCATTGATAGCGGCCTCCAGGTCATCCTTGAGGGCCGGCGCGAAAACTAGGCCATGCTCGGCCGAGAGATCGGCAATGAGTCTAGAGTCCGTGTCCGAGAATCGCATATAGGGGGCGTGGCGGAGCTGCCCGCCTCGAAACGAGGTGACTACCGGGGGCGGGGCCAAGTTCGGGAGCATGGCGGCCTTTATCAGGCCCAGCTCCGTGGTCCAGGCCGCGTCCGTCATGCTCGTGGGCTGTTTAGGTTCGATGCCCCAGAGCTGCCATTCCCGTGCCCTGATCATGATGGCCAAGCTCCGGGAATTGGCGCCGGACACGGCAAAGTCACCCTCAATGACCAGGCGATCCTCCTTGAAGTCGTAGTACGCGAACAAGGCGCCGGAGCCGTGGATCATGCCCGGGTCAAGGGACGTGTAGCAGTCCCGGTAGGGAGGCGGGTTGGTTCCATCCGGGATGATGTTCGCGTCCGTGAATTCCGGGATGACTACGGCCGAGGACTCCACGATGTGCTCGCAAAACAGTTCTCGCCGAACCCGGGTGGAGTCATACCCACCCAGGGACCGTATGGCGGCCTCGATTTGCTCCTCGGTCAGGCGCGGGTTGTCCGTTATCACCCTTTTCGCATACATGCCCCGGCCCTGCATTTCCGGGAGGTACCTCGTGGTCCAGGGGTGCGCCGGAGTGACGGGGGGTGTGGAGGCCATGATCCCGAACCCTTCCGGCTCGGTCAGGAGCTGGGGCATTATCACGCCGTCCATTAGGTCCACGAGATTGGGCGTGAACGCGGCCTCCGTGAACAAGAAGGCGTACGTAGCAGGCCCCCTGAGCCTGTCCGGGTGCAAGTCCACGCCCACGAGGACGATCCTGGCACCCCAAGGCCAGGTCAAGGTATCGGCGGACCTGGTGAACGTGCCCTTTGAGATTTCCTGTGGGAGGAGCTCTGGGGGGCAGTCCGCGAACAGGTCCATCATCGTCGGGACAATGATCTCCTTGAGCATGTCTTTTGTAGGCGCTGCGTAAGGTATTCGTGTGCTCCTACGGCGCCTTAGCGCCACGCCCACGCCAATGGCTGACATGAGGAAGTCCTTGCCCCATTGCCTCGAGATGTCCATTCCATAGACCCGTTCCATGGACGATGAGACCTGCTTATGGGACTTGAATACGTGATTGTAGATTTCACGCTGGCCCGGGTGCAGCTTGTATCTCAGGTCCCCGGCATTCCATGCGACGCGGAGCTGGGCCTGGCGCTCATGATCGCACAAGTCCCAGGGGACCGTAGGCGATTGCCAGACCTGGCGCGTGGTCCAGGGGATGTCAGGGAAGCGGGTGCGGAGGGTCATCCTCTGCCGCCTCGAGAAGGACGAGCCAAAGTTCGTCCTCCGTGACCAGGTGATAAGTGCTCATGACCCTGGACCAGATCCTGTCGCTTCGCTCCCACCAAGCCGACGCAGGAACCGTAAGAGGACTAGGATCCTGAGCTGCCACCGGAGGGGGAGGGGACACCTTGGGTTGACCTGCCATATCAGGGACCTGCTCTCCCTTGCCCTTTGCATGGCCTCACTCTCGGCCCTGCCCTGGGGGCCGCGGAATTCAGGAGGTGGGGTCAAGGTCCGTCCTCATGCGCTTGACCAGGGCCCGTCGCAGCGAGGGGGTCATGGTCGCCAACTTGTGAAGGTCCTGGAGCCCTATGATGGCCAGGCGGCCGTTGCACTCGAATATGGCATTGTCCGAGAACTTGGCCGGGTGCCACGTTACCTCCATGCCAAGCTCCAGGGTCAAGGCCCCTGCTAGGTGGTCCGCGTTCAGCATGGCGGTCATTTTACGCCACGTAGCGCCAGCTTCGTGAGTTTATTACCGTGGTCCGTTAGCCTGGTTTCGATTGCCTGGAACTTGGCCTGTGTTGCCTCCATGTCCGCGACCAGGGCGTCAAGGGTCTCATTGTCCGAGTCCTCGGCCTTACGAAGTCCCCGGGACAAGAGGAGGTACACGGCCACGATCATTAGGGTCCCGAGGGGGAGGACGGGGTAGGTGAGTAGTAGGGTGAACATCAGGCGGCCTCCATGGCGTGCGCTATGCGCGCGTTCGAAATCTTGGCGAAGTTGGGCTCCAGTTCGATGCCCAGGAAGTTGAAGCCCTCGAGCACGGCGGCGATCCCTGTCGTGCCACTGCCCATGAACGGGTCCAGGACTATGCCGCCGGGGGGCGTTATGAGACGCACGAGCCAGCGCATGAGCTTAAGAGGCTTCATGGTCGGATGAGTTGACATCCGCTCGCCTGGTCCGCTTTCGCTTATTTTCAATAGCGTTCCGGATGCAACAGGGCCGACACCAGGGAGAGATACCATCCCGGCGCTTGTAATACCGATCGACAGGGTAAGGCCCGTTGCACTTGCAACAGGGTTTGTAAGTGACCCCGTCGCATTCGAAACACCCACTATGCTCCCGCTTGTGAGCGAGCGGGCTAACCAGCTCAAGGTTGGATAGCTCGTTATGGAGCTTGTTTCGATCGATGTGATGGAGCTGCATCCCCGGAGGAATGGCGCCGTGTGCTCGCTCCCAAACAATAGCGTGTTCCATGCGCTGGCGTCCTGACACTGTGCACCAGACGCGTCTATAACCCTTGGGTGTGATTGAGCCGTATCCACCCGGAGCTTTGCTTGGTACTCCACGCCTTCCCATGTCCACCCCACCCATATGAAACGATGATGCTCAAGACCCGCCTCACGCTCAGCGCGGGATGCCTTTGCCACGTAAAAGAAGCGTGAGGCGCCTCCGGAGTCCCCGAAACGATGCATTTCGCCGGTGCTGCTGACCTTGCCCCAACTGGTCGGGTCCATTACGCTCGGTGCAGGGTTGCTCGACCCTTTACGCGCAACACCAGCCCCGTGAATCTTATCTATGGTCCGCTCATCAAGCATCGCCGCCGCGGACTCGTCCAGGAGCAAGTTCGCGGGCCAGCGGCCTTCAGGTGCATTCCATGGCTCTTTGAGCCCTATCGCGTAGCTTGTGCCATCGCGCCCACCGCCCGGCGCCTTACCGTTGTAGCGCGCTGATCGATCCTCGCCGTTCGTTTCGATCCTGCACCCGTCCACGTTGATAGCGCCCGTGCCGTGCTCAAGCACGTTGCTCGCGACCGTGCCGACCAAGGGCTTGCGGGCTAGGTAGATAGGCTCCCATGCCGGGCTAAATCGCGACGCTTCCCCGTCGATAGCATGCTCGACTGCAAAACGTTCTAGGGTGGCGCGCGACCCAAGTACGATCGCGCTGAAAAGCAGTTCCGCAGGCGAGGCACTTGCAGGCGATGCGCGCCCATGGCTCCGGAGCATGCAGTCGGGTGTGATCTTCGATAAACAGCACTTCAAGGTTTTCCAGTCGGTTGTCGGCCCTATCGCCGTTTCGGTGGTGGACGTGCTCTCGAGTTGCGAGACGCCTGCCAAGATGCGCCGCCATGACAACACGGTGCTCCAGCTGGAAATCGGCGCCCACTCGGACGGCGACGTATCCATCGGAACGCACGAAACGTCCGGTGTATTGAGTGCATCTGCGACAGTCCATGGAACAGAACCGAACAGCTCCCCGGCGCAGGCGTCCGGGTTTGACTTGGAAAGCAGCGCCGCAAGCTTCGCATCGCACCGTGACCATAACGCCCCCTGCAACTGCTTTAACTGCGTGTCGATCTCTTGCCACTGCTGCGCCGGCGCGAACGGCTTGCGCGCTAACAGGATATTTTCCCATGCTGGCTTCAAGGCCGTGCCCCAGCCTTGCCAATCGCCGCTAAGGTTGTGTGACTTCGGGAACCCCGACCCGTACAACCACATGAGGCAGTCCCTTATCTCCCACCCCGCATCCTCGATAGCGCACGCCAGTCGATGCGCCGTCCTGGTCCCACCGAACGCTAGTAAGTGCGCGCCAGGTTTCGCCACGCGCAAGCACTCGCGCCAGTACTCGGGGCCGGGGACTTGCCCGTCCCAGCCCTTGCCCATGAAGCTTAGCCCGTACGGGGGGTCCGTTATGATGGCGTCCACGCAACCGGGCCTGAGCGTGGGGAGGAGCTGGCGCATGTCCGCGCAAATGACCTCGTGGGTCATGCCCCCTCGAGCTCCTCGATTACATCCTCGAGGAAGCGCCTGAACGTATGCTCATGATCGGCCAAGCGGCGGATGTCCGTGAGGAGGTCCAAGGACTCGAGGATGGTATAGGCCCGCTCCAGGAGCTCCTGGCGTGAGGGGGTCACTCGGCCTGCTCCGCTAGGGTTATGGCCCGGTCAAACCAGGCTAGGAGATCGGCGTGGTGAAAAAGAGCATCGTTATAGTCCGGAACCCCTTCGAATGCCTTGGGTCCTGCATCGTTTAGAAACCTAATGGACCTATCGAATGGGCTACCAGACCTAATCAAGGCACCTACCGCGCACCAGGCCACCGCAACGGGGGAGCCGGACTTGACCTGATAGCCGGACGCGTCCCTAGCGAATGCCCCCTGCGTCCACTTGGCTGGGTCCGTCAGGAGGAGCTTGGCCGCGCGGAGTTTCTCGGTCGGGCTCATAGCTTGCCCGTGAGATACAGGATGAGCAGGACCAGGAGGATGAGCCCGGCTGGGCTCCAGCCCACCCAGCCCATGTCCCCATGACCGTATCCACCACCGAGCACGGCCAGGATCAGGAGGATGATGAGAAGGGTTGTCAGGGTCACGACTGTTGCTCCGCTAGGGTTATGGCCCGGTCAAACCAGGCCAAGAGGGACGCGTGGTCGGGAAGGTTATCGTTATACCTGGTCAAGTCCGAGCGGGGGACCGTAGGGTTGGGCATGGCCTTGGACAGGAACTTGAACGCTTCCAGGCGGCCGTAAATCTCATCGGTCGAAGCGTACATCGCACCCATGGCGCACCAGGACACGGCCACGTCCGGGTCGTTCATGGGGGCCGGTTGGCCGTCCTTGTCCCTGGCAAAGGAACCTTGCGTCCAGTGGTCCGGATTGCTCAGGAGCTGGCGGGCCTGGCGGAGCTGGGCCACGGGGGTCATTGACCGTGCTCCTTGGCCAAGGCGATAGCCTGGTCAAACCAGGTCATGAGGTCCTTATGGTCGGTTATGGCATCGTTATAGGCCGGGACGCCCTCGAATGGTGGTGGTACTACCCTGTCCAGGTAGGTACTTGCTCCTGCTTCTTTCCCCATGAACAACCATACGGCCCCGTCCGCGCACCAGGACACGGCCCCGGGGGCGAAAATGGACACTGCGTGGCCATCCTTGTCCTTGGCATAGTGAACCTTAGTCCACTTGGCTGGGTCACTGAGAAGGGCCTTGGCCTTTTCCAATTGCATGGACGGGGTCATTTCAGGCCCTTTTGCCTGTAATAGTCCATGACCGCGGCCATCAAGTACTCGTAAGCCGTGGACTCGTAAATGCCCCGGGGGCCTACGGTCGTGCGCTCGGCCACCCGGTCATCGTAAATGGTCAGGCGCGTCGGGACGTATTCACGGCCGTCTCTCAGGACGGCGAAGGCTATGATGCCAGGTTCGCGCCCCAGAGCAGGTAGTTGTGCTTCATGTTTTGCCAGAGGAGGACCCTCGGGTCCGGCCTTGGGTTTTGGTACCGGGTGCGGCAAATCCACCTCCACTCCGACAAGGCTTCTGACAGGGCCTTGGTCTCCTTGTCGGTCATGAGAGGCAGGTTATACCCGGTATTAGTTGGGTGGCAATGGCTGGGATAACTTTTCGAGAGCGTCCGCTACCATATTCGGATCCGCCGCCGTGGGGTGGGTCGCGTGCTTGTCCGGGCTCGTCCGAGCCTGGACCTTTTCGTCCATTTGCCGGGGTGGATCGAACAGGGACCTGTCCAGGCGCTGGAGGAGCCAGTTACTCTGCCTTGCCCGTTCGGCCGTGTCCCTGTTCGTGGAAAGGAGCTCCTGGGTATGCTTGAGCATGAACGCCGCCCGGATCTGGTAGACCTCATCCACGAATGCTTCGTACCGGGGGTCACCGTTCTTCCCGAGGTCCAGCCACGTCTCCATGGTTTTCCGCGGGACACCGTTCGCTTCCGCGGCCAGGGCAAGGAACGGAACGCCCTTGCGAAGGGTCTCCAGGATCCTTAGCCGGACATCATCCGTATACGCTCTGCCCCGGGTCATGGGGCGATTGTATCACAAACGGATGAGTTTCAGGACTTGGGTCTTGCCCAAGGGGCGGCCACGGCGGTTCACGGGGCCCAAGGTCCGGGAGATCTGGGGGGCGCTCATGCCTTGGGCGGCCAGGTCCTTGATGCGCTGGATGATAGCCTGCTCGTCCGGGTTCGGGACCAGGGAACCGTTGGCCCATTTGTAACCGTACTTCATGGCGCCCACGTACTCGCCGCGGGCCTTCTTGACCTGGAGCGCTTCCTTGGTCCGTTCGATTAGGCGGGCCCGCTCATTCTGAGCCACGGCGTCCATGATGGTCCGGAGCATTTCATCCTGGCTCGTTTTCCCGTTCAAGCCCATGGCCGTCGTCACCACGGCGCCGTGCTTGATCGTTTCCTTCTCAATCGTTTTCGTGAGGACCACGTCCCGGGAAATGCGGTCCCGGGACAGGAACAAGAGAACCCCCGCGTTCAGGGGCCGTAGGGCTTGAAGGGCTGCCTGGAGGCCGTGGCGTTCGTCCAGGGGGGTCACGCTACTGACCTTCTCCACGAACACGGCGGCCAGGGTAATGCCGTTCACATCGCAGTACCGTTGCATGGCTCCGGCCTGGGCCTCCGGGGAGAGCTCCTGCTCCTCCTTGGAAACGCGGACGATAGCCACGGCCGTCAGGGGGGAACCGAACTGGAACGTCATAAGTCCATGGTACCGGACGTTCAAGGGTGGGGGTAGGGGAGGGGGTCAAAAAAATTTTGAGGTGGGGCACTACGGCGAATTTGCCCGTGTCCGTTTGATTGACGGAACGTCTGACAAATGGACTTGGGCTTGTCTCACTCGTCATCGGCCAAGTGCGCCTCTGGCAACATGCGTTGATGTAAGACGCGCACCACGCGGATGCCTGCTCCGTGGTCACGGCGATAGAGGATCATGTGCGGGCCATGGTTGGCTCGCAGTAGACCGGGCCGCACCTCATCGAAGGTGCGGTCCAGCTGCGGGGTGTCAGCGAGCTGTTGACACTGCGCTCGCAGCTGACTCAGGTATCGATCGCACTGTGCTTGGCTCCAAGTTTCAGTCGTGTACTCGACGATGCCGTCCAAGTCGGACTCGGCTTCGGCGGAAAAGCGGTACTCAGCCATTGGCTATCGCTTCCTGGCGTACTTCGCAGCAGCGCGTGCGCGGACTCGCTCAAACACCCCATCGGGGGCATTGGGACTCGCGTCGCCTTTATCGACGGCCTTGCGCAGAGCGGTCAGTTTGACCTCGTACAGACGTTCCTCTCGTTCAAGTGCGCGCAGCGACGCGCGCACCACTTCACTGGCGTTCTCATAGCGCCCCGATTCCACTTTGGAGGTAATGAACTGTTCAAGTTCGTCGGTCAGGTTGACGTTGCGTGCTGGCATGGTGGTTCCCCCTCGTACCATTATTGTCAAACCTTGACAATAATCCTATTCCGGAGGTGGGGCCCCGGCACTTTATGGTACCTAAAGGGCGAAAGGTCATGGGGGTGGTACCCCTCCCCTTCCCCCCTTGCACCTACACCACCCCCTCTGGGGATGTAGGTGTCCGTGAGTCGTACACCACCATGCCCCCCTATGCGCACCGAGTGTCCCGTGGTCCGTACACCTACAGCCCGATCGCATCCCTGCCCCCCTGGAGATGTAGGTGCCTGTGTGCCGTTCACGGACCAGGCGCCTACCTGAACAGGGATGACGGACGCTCAGACGGTCGGCTCAGCGTCCGGCCTCGAGCTCGAGGCGGGCAGATTCTGGGGGTTCTGGGCTGTTTCGAGGGCACTTATGTAGGTGCGTACATGCGCTCATGCGCACTCCACCTCACGGCACCTACCTGGCCGGGAGGGGGCGGGGCCGGGCCGATGGGGGCGCTGGCGCGGGGGCTGGTCCCCGATTCTTTTATAAGCGCTCGACGTTATACGAGACGTTATGTCCGTTATAGTAGACAGACCGACGCAGTAACGAAGGGTGGTAACATTCGGGGTCATGAAACACCCCACAACCGTCCTCCTGTGCCTGGCACTCGTGGCCTGTGCCCACTCAACCCCAACCACGCCCAGACCTCCACCACGGCCTAGACCGTTGGCCACCGTCCTCTGGACCGATGACATCCAGGAGTCCTGTCAGGCCCCTTGGGGGTTCAACCAGGTCCAGCTCGAGCGCCCCATAGGCCAGGCCGTCCAGGGGAACGATGAGGTCAACCTAACCCGGGTCGCGAACCCCATCGGCGCCGGGTATGCGCTCAAGCACTTGGCCACGTTTGATGACAACGGCGGGTCCAGGAGCCAGGCCGGCATTTACTCATTCGCCAACGACACGTTTGAGAACCAGGTGAAGAGCCAGGAGGGCATATGGATCGCCGCGGAGTGGTACTTCCCCGAGGCCATTGGCGCGGAGTCGGGCCTGGACGGGATACCGTGGCTCAACCTATGGGACTTTCATAGCGTCGGCCCCGGGAGCCGGTGGGACACCCAGCCAGGGCTTATGTTGGCCGAGGACGGTTCCATGCGCATCAAGTGGACCTGGCGCGAGCGGAACCAGGACACGGACTGGTCCGATATCACCCTACCTGTAGGTGAATGGTTTGACGTTGAAATGCATTACGTC